GAAGGCAGAGCCGTCTGCTACGTCCCAATCACCTTCTAGTAGTCTTTTTCTCTCTATTTCTGGTAGAGACATCAACATCGCTTCATATTGACCGTCTTCGAACAAGTAAGGGTTGTCTGTTAGCCTTGCAGGTACGAATTTACGTAAGAATAGAGGGTCTCCTGCCTTAGAATGGTTAACAGGGTACTTTAAAGTCTTACCAGTATCAAAATCCTTAGCCCAAAATGGGTCATCTGGTGGATTAGGGTCTAAATACATCTTCTTTACCCACCATCCGCCTACTCCTCCCGGGTTTGCAGTACATCTCATGTACATTCCTAGCTGTGGATCAGTAGTTCTAAGTCTAGAACGTAGGTAATTCCACACGTATGGTGTAGGATAGTTGGTAATCTCGTCTATTCCTATCCAATTGAACGCCTGTCCTTGGTATCTAGTAACATCCCTATCGTCATCTACGTAAGAAAACCATATCCTAGCCCCTGAAGGGAACTCCCAAGTGGACTTAGCCTCCTTGAATACAGCTCCGGGGAATGCTTTTGGATAGAGTTGTTTACTTTTGTCTATCAATTCTGTTAGTTCGGCTAGTGTTCTTCTTAACAACAAGCCTCTATGGTTAGAGTTCGATGCGTCTCTGAGTACATCTGCTAATAACGCATACGATTTACCACCTCCTGCAGCTCCTCCATAAAGAACGTCTCTTTCGGGTGACTCTAAGAATGTAGTCTGTGGGCCTTCGTTGGCCTTGAACACTACATCGTGGTGCTGTAAATGCTCCCTTACAGCTCGAGGCACCCTTTTTAAGTCTTCGCTAGTAACGACAGACTTAGATCGTCCCTTTAGAGCATTGTCCACTTTGACAGCAGATTCTTTTGCTAAGGTAACAGATCTTCTAGCTCTCTTCGCTTGTTCCGTTAGCTTCTCTGCTTTTCTTTTCTTCTCTGAAAGCTGTCTTTGAGTTGCAAGTCTAGCTTTCATCTTTCTCGACCAAGTGTAGCTCGTCTTAGCCTCTCCTTCTTTCTTAGGAGGCCTACCTCTTTTTGGTTTGTTCAGTTCTTCAGTCATTCTTATCTAAATGTACCCCTAGTTTCATTCTCTTAGTCAGACCCGGGTTTGATATCTTCCTACCCGATGCTGTTGACAGCCATCTAGCTGCCTTTGCTGCTCCACAGTTTCTTACATAATCAAAAGCTGTGTTTAGTAATTCCAGTTCCTTCTCTATCGGGATGTATTCTTTTCCATCCTCTGATAGTTCGTATCCAAATGGTATGGTTGATGTTGTTCTCTTCAAGTTTTTGGTTTCCTCGTAGTATTAGTATATATTTTACCACCTTTAGCTTTTTTACGTAAACTTTTAAAATAACCTTTTAAACTTTGTTTAATTCCTTTTTCACTATCAGCATCATAAGGTAATTTAATAAGGTCATTACCTATTTTTATTTTTGCTATTTTTATTCTTTTTGGTTTTTCAATTGGCATTTAATTACCTCTTCTTCTTCATCATGCCGCCACCCATCATTTTCTTCTTCATCATCATGCCGCCACCCATCATCTTCTTTTTCTTAGCCATACCACCGTATGCTTTTTTACTCTTCATCATTTTAAAATCTCCACCGTCTATCTTACCATTTTTATTCTTATCTAGCTTTGATCGGCCTCCTACTAATGCTTTTTTCTTCATAAGCGGATCTGAACCATCCTTGTTCATCATTCTGCTTTTTGCAACTGGTCGTTTCTTTGTTTTCTTTTTAATAGTGTCTGCAGCTGCTTTATTCGTTGTGTTATTTATGAAATCCGTTAATTGTTTTTGCAATGCTCTTCCCATAATAGCTCTATCCTTGTCAGACATAGTTCTACCAGAACCAGCTTTCTTGTTATTATCTTTTGGTGTTTTTAGTGTTGACATGTTACTTCCTTTATTAGTTACTTACAGTACAGGTTAATTGTTCAGGACAGCTCTTGTTGTAAGTAGAAAATGTGAAACTGTCCATGTTTGGATATCTATATCTACAGTGTAGACCTACTATTTCGTTCTTATTATTTTTCATCGGTTTATACTCTGCAAGTTTACAACTGATGTATCTCTCGTGTTTAGGAAACCTATGTTTAAACATACTAGCATGTGCCTGATCGTATCCTTCATTTAAACAAATAGTATAACCGGTTTTAAACTCTCCACACAAATCGTGTGCCCTTGCTTTGTTTGCTATAGCCGAAGCTACCCAAACCATAAACCCTACTACTAATATGCTTACTACTGCTAGAGAACTTACCTCAATCATCTTTCTTTGCTTTTCTTGCTGTGCATAAATCATTTCTTTTCTTTGCTTTCTAATCTTTCCTTGCATTTGCAAAAGTTCATTCCATGCATTCGGCCCATGTGCAAGGTTAATGAAATTCCTAAGTTCTTTCTCCATCGACTGAGCTTTTTTCTTAGCTGCGAAAGCATTTAACGCTTCTTCCTCAACAGACGCACCAGCAAATATCTTTTTAAACATCGGAGGTTTCTGCGACATCTTTTCAGCCTGTCCGATATCGCTGCAAGCACCCATCCAACGACCAACATCTCCATACATACTCTCAATATCCTTACCCACCGAAAAGCCTTTTTTAATAATGTTAAAGGCTGCTGTTGCTGTAGCCAGTGCTGAAACTGGATCAACCATCTTCTCATCTCCTCCCTTTGTCTTTTAATAATTATACGTCTCATTTTTTATTGTTTTCTTTACTGAAGTTTTTACTGGAGTTCTTTTTTTATTAGCAGGATGAAAAGGAAGTTTAAATTGTAAATCTATTACTTTATTTATTTTTTGTCCTTTACTGTTTACTTGAGATAAACTACCGTATAAAGTTCCTCCAAACATATTTTCTATTGTAAACCCCATCCTATAAGAATGCGATTTAAATTTATCTGTCCTAGAATCTTCGATACCAAATTTAGGAACTGAATAAGTCTCAGTCATTGCCTCTCTTAATTTACTATAATCAAAATTAAAATTATTTAATTGTACTCCAAGTCTATCTTCAACACTTTTTATATTTCTTCCCATAATTTCTTTAACATTTCTGTCTGTAAAAGTTTTACTTTCGTTTGTTTTACGAGTTCCTGTACCTGCACTAACGCCTACGTTTTTACCCATTATGTTAAGAGGTATAAAAAGACTTTTATAATTTACACCATTGTTTTGACCTACAACAAATTCTTTACCTTTAACCTTGACAGAAGCACTTTTGTTATTGTCCTGTTTTCTTAAACCTATATCAACAGGGACTCCTTCTTCATAGAAACCAGTTCCTACAGAAAAAGTAGGCTGTCCTTTTGGTTTTAAGTTTTTAACTTCCTGTTCGGCTCTTATATCTACAGGGCCTACTTTTGCAGTAACCCCGTAAATATCATCTATATTTATTTTATTTTTAATATCAGCCATTTTCTTTTTTGTTCTTTTATTTGTTTCAGTAGACAGTATAAAAATTGTCTATTCATAACACACCTCCTAATTAAAGTTAGTGCGTTTCTTCGGTATTTCCTACTTCCGACTCTTTCGAGTTAAACGGTTGCTGTTTTTTTCTATCTCTTCTTTCTTTTTGTATTCTCTCCAGTTCACTAATTGTGTAGTATTTTCTAGTTACAAAATCTAATACTAGACAGGCTGCTGTACTACAGCCCTGCACAAGCGTAGCAATTTATTTCTAGTCCGACTTGTATTTCTGTAATTATTGGTTTATTCCACATGTTTAACTCCTCATGATTTTGGCGGTATGTATACTTTATATTTTTTTAATTTTTCAGGTTTTGCGTTTGCAGGTCTTGGTTTATTAGTGTAAGGTTTATCTTTACTAAAATAACTTCTAACTTTTTTTATTTTCTTTTTAACTTTCTTTTTTATTTCCTGCATATCTTTTTTAAATGCACTTTTTAAATCTTGAGATAATGCTCTGTCTCTTTGTATACCTGTAGGACTTTCATAATATTGCTTTTCCTCTTCTGTTAGATATTCAGGATTTCTACCCCCGTAGTTAGTTTCTCTTTTAGCTATTTCTTTTGCTGTGTCTGACATCTTAAATCCTTACCTTCCGTGATTGCGTGTTGCTGTATACTTTTCCGCCTCTGTTATAAGCACCGGGGTACGTATCCTGTAGTACTTTATTTTTATTATAAATTTTTTTCATTGTTTTTTTTCTTTTTTCCGAACCTTTTTTACTAGCTTTCTCTATTTTTTTTTCATCTTCAGGCAAGTCTGCTCTTATGTTTAGAGCCTTGTTCATCTGTATATCATCATAGTCTGTATCTGCATGTCTATCAACATTACGAGGGTTACTAAAAATACCACTAAATAAACCTGTTTGATCTAAATCATACTGCAATCTATTTAATAATAAATTACCCCTATGTCTAAATTCGTGAATTGCTGATCTAAACTTTCCTTCTTCTTCTGTTCTAGTAGTGCGTGTATATTCATCAGTATGTTCATAACCTCTTTTTGGTGGGCCTTGTGTAGGCTCTCTTTCAAATTGAGCCGCACCTTTTGTAACTCTTACTAAATCTTTATTAGGGTCATAAGTTGCTTTTCTAACACGAGTTCCTCTTTCTGTTCTATAACCCTCTATCTTATCAATATACTTATATTTTAATAATCTTTCTTTAAACTGTTCTTTAGACATTTTACCTCGTTCAAATGCATATGCATCTAAACCTATTCTAACACCTAAATCAATAGGCTCGTTTGGCTGTGCTTTTTTTAATTTTCTAATAGCCTCTGCAGCAAATTCAACGTCACCCTGTAATTCTTGTTGAAATTTTGCTTTAAGTTCTTCTTTAGTAAAATTTTCTTTTTCCCATTCTTTATATGATTGTTTTTTTTTCTCAGCCATCAGTCCTCCACGCTTACAACTGGCATTTCTTTCTTAGCCGGCATCAACACCACACCATGAAGTAACTTACCTTCTACATCAATCTTTTCTTGCTTACCCATACCCACTCTATCGAGAAGTGT